CATAGATTTATTACAGGACAGAAAGTTACATATACAGATGGTGGCGGGACTGCAATTGGTGGATTAACAGATGGAACCTCATATTTTATAATTAAGGTAGATCAAAGCACAATCAAACTTGCAACCAACGCTTCAAACGCAGCATCTTCAACTGCGATTGATCTTACAAGTGGTGCTGCTGGTACATCTCATACATTAAAAGTTGCATTTGATGGAGTCAATACAAAGTTTAAGGCAACACATAGTAGTGGAACAAAGGCAAATATAAGTCGTGCTGGACAGATAAGTTTATCAATCAATGGTGTAATACAACAACCACAGGACACATCAAATCCTACAGTTGGTTATGGTGTTGAACCAGACTCTACAATCGTATTCAGTACAGCACCTGTTGCAACTGATAAAGTATTTGGAACATTTATTGGAGAGGTTGCTGCGAGTTTTGATATTACAGATAATACAGTTGATAACTTTACAGGTGATGGATCAACAACAATATTCAATCTTTCAAGGGAAGTTCCCTCAAGTCAAGATGTTTTAGTCACACTTGATGGTGTAACACAACATCCAAGTGATGCATCAACTACGAGATCATATTCTGTTATTAATCAGGCACTTACATTTGTATCTGCCCCTGCGACTGGAGTTGCAATACAGGCAAGACATATTGGTTTCGCTGGTGCAACAACTTCAGAAGTTACAGGTTTCTATGGTAGAACAGGAAACGTAGCACTCAAGAGCACAGATGATATCTCAGTTCAAAATATATCAGGTGTTGGAGCGACATTTACATCAAATGTAAATATTGAAGGTGTATTGACTTATGAAGATGTCACCAATGTTGATTCAATCGGAATAATTACTGCGAGAGCTGGAGTTTTAGTTGGTAGTGGAATCACATTAAGTAAGGATGGAGATATATTTGCAACAGGTGTCACCACATCAACGACATTTGTGGGTGATTTAACAGGAGACGTGACTGGTGCTGCAACTCAAATAACAGTAGCTGGTGAAACAAGTGACACAACTTGTTTTCCTGTATTTGTAACCACCTCTACAGGAAATCAAGCACCTAAGACTAGAGGTACATTGACTTTTAATTCATCATCAGGTGCTTTGGGTGCTCCAAGTTTTGTTGGTGGAACTATATCAGGAACCACTGGAACATTCACAGGCGACGTTGATATTGCTGACAAGTTAGTTCATACAGGTGATACAGATACCTTTTTGGAGTTTGGAACTAACGCAGTAATGTTTGATACTGCTGGTAGTGAAAGACTTCGCATCAATAGTAGTGGTTTATTATTAGTTGGCACTACTGCTGATGTAGCTGGTGGGGCGACAAATTCAAAAATACAAATAAGAGGCACAAGTTATGATACTTCTCTTGCAATAGTTGCTAATAGAACTAACGCTGGTGGTGGAAATATATCATTTTCAAAATCAAGAGCTGCTAGTCAAGGAGATGCAACAGTTGTTCAGAGTGGAGATACACTTGGATCAATCGTATGGTATGGAGCAGATGGAACAGATCTTAATACAGCTGCAGCACAGTTAGATGTACAGGTAGATACTACTCCAGGCTCAAATGATATGCCTGGTCGTTTTGTATTCAGAACAACTTCTGATGGTGCAGCTTCACCAACTGAAAGATTTCGCATCGCATCTGATGGAGAAACTCTGGTAAAAGGTGACTCTAATCCATGTTTATCTGTAGATAGAGGAAGTGCAAATACAACAAATATCAATATTAAATATAATGGTAGTACAAGAGCACAACTGAGTGCTGCTTCTGCTGCTTTTGAAATAAGTGCTGTCGGCGCCAGCGCACCGATGGAGTTATTCACAAATGGTAATGAAAGACTTCGCATCACAACTGGTGGTGTTGTAAATATCGGAGGTAATTATTCACAAACAACATTTCCATTCCAATTAACTGGTAATGGTGGTGGTGATGCAGCATCAATGTCTATTAAAAATGAGGGTAGTCATCCAGCAAAATTACATTTACAGAGTGGTCATGGAAATTGGTCTGTATGCAATTCTGCTTCAGTCGCTGATGCTTTTGAGATTCGTGATGAAAGTGCAAGTGCTCTTCGTATGCTGATAAACTCATCAGGATATGTGGCTATCAATAGAACAACTCCATCACACTACCTCGATGTTGATGGTACTTCATTATTCAGAAATAGACTTTACTTTAGTACAGGTGCTTTAAAAGCCACTCCTTTTGGTGTTAACGTGACATATGATACTGGTATATCAGTAAATGCTGGTGGTTATGGAGGTTCTATGTTATGCCTTTGTTCTAGACAATATAATGCTGGAACTGGTACACAAGCAGCACTGTATTTTTTACATTTCTATTATGATGGTAATCATCAACCTGTGAAACATTACTTAGGTGGTTCCAACGATTTTGCTACCTTTGGAAAATCAGGAAGCAATACACTCACTGTTGCTATGGGTGCTTCAAATAATATGTTCACAGTTATAGAATCTTCTGTATCTTAAAAACATCTATATAAAATTAATACAAACTAAAATTATGGCTATTACATACAGTTATCATATAACTAACTTACCAACAACTGATACTCCAGAAACAGACACTGTTGAGTATGTTGAGGCTTATCTTCATGGTATAGATGAGAATGGAAAAAATACAACTCAAATTTTTACATTTAAACCTGAAATTCCAGAATCATATTCAGGAGATTTTACAGCATACAGTAGTTTAACTGAGTCACAGATTATTTCATGGATTGAGTCACAAGTGCCAGAGGAAAGAATAAAAGAGCTCCAAGATCAAGTTAAAGAAAAGATTGCTAAATTTTATTTACCAAAAGATATTGGAGCAGAAGAAACATATAAATCTCCAGTTCCTTGGTAGTTGACAGTTTAGAAACTGTCCACCCGAACTTGACTAGCTACGAGATTAAGTCTATAATAGACTTAGTTTCGTTTTTTTATGAACACCAAAGAAAAACTTTTATTTGTAAGTTCTTTTGTTTGGTTTCTACATTGGGGCGTATGTCTTACATCTTTCATTCTGGATACGGCTATTCTACGAGGTTATGCGAGAGTGTTTCCTCTTGGTTTATAGAAAAGTATTTTCCCAGACACAAAATTAGTCTTGATATCATTCATCGTGGAATGAAGAGAGAGGGTTGTGTTGGTTATTGTGACACAACGGGTGGGTGGTTTCGCCCCCGTAATTTCGAGATCGAGATAGACACACACCTTGATAAAGAAACTTATACAAAAACTTTACTGCACGAGATGTTTCATATGAAACAATTTATTGATGGAACTCTCAAAACAAAATGGTCAAAGATGTATTACAAGAATGAGCCAGTAGAAAACTATGACTATCTTGACCAGCCACACGAAGTTGAGGCAAGAGAAGCAGAAGAAGATTTATATCTAGAGTATATAAACAGTTAAAAAAGTGTCACACGATACTTGAAATAATATTGTATTGGAGTTATAATTGATATAACAACAAATAAATTATGACGCCTGAAGAAAAGTATCGTGACCTCTACGAGCAAATGTATGAACTATGTGATGAGCAAGGGTGGGGAGATCCATTCTCTTATGCTCGTTCAAGAGAGATTTATATGGCAGGTTTATTAGGACATAAAGTTGCTGATGATTATTCAGGCGAAGATGCTATTGATGAAAATGGTGGTTGTGAGTACAAATCCACCATAGGTAAGAATGTTAATGGAACTTATAATGGTATAAGTGTTCAAGATAGTTGGGAAGATCAAGAGAGATATATTAAAGAGGATAAGATAGGTAAATATGAAAATCACTATTACGCAAGATTTGAAGGTGGTAGAGTCGCAGAGGTATGGAAGTTGACTTGCAATAAAGTATTAGATATACTATTACCTAAGATAGAAAAACAGTTTAATCAAGGAACATCACACAAAAAAGACCCACGCATAGGTGTCTCAATATCAAACACAGAAATTAAAAAATATGGTACACAAATTAGATAGTGGTAAGTTGATGTTCTCAGGTGGTAGTAATGATGAATGCTATACACCTCTATATGGAGTAACACCTATACTTAAGTACATTCCAAAAGATAAGATTGTATGGTGTCCTTTTGATACATTTGAAAGTCATTTCGTAAAAGAAATATCAAAGACTAACAAAGTAGTAATGTCACATATCTGGACAGGTCAAGATTTCTTTACCTATGAACCTGATGAGTGGGATATTATTATATCAAATCCACCATTTACAAACAAGAGAAAGTTTTTTGAAAGGGCGTTATCATTTGAGAAACCATTTGCTATGATTATGACTAACACTTGGTTAAATGATTCAGCACCTAAACAACTGTTCAAAGATAAAGACTTGCAACTATTGATGTTTGATAAGAGAATGAAGTTTGTAAGTCCAGATGGAAGAGATAATGATAAGATCACGTTTAGTAGTAGTTACTACTGTTGGAACTTCTTACCTAAACAAATCATAATGGAAGAATTGAAGATACCAAATAAAAAACTGTCACAAGCCACATTGAAACCTTTTATACAAACAGTATAATATTATTAAAGATACAAACATTATGCAACTAAGACCACATCAACTTGACGCTGTAACTGCTATGTCTAACAATACTAAAGGACAGGTCATTGTTCCTACTGGTGGCGGTAAGACTATGTGTATGATTGAAGATGTCAAGAAACTATTCAGACAGGATAGTTTGCCTAAGACAGTTGTGGTTGTTGCTCCTCGTATTCTACTTGCTAATCAATTATCATCTGAGTTTCTAGAACAGAATCTTGATGGACATTATAATCAAGGTGTCGAGGTTATTCACGTTCATAGTGGAGAGACTCATCACAAGAGTACAACAAAGACAGACCAACTTGAGTATTGGTATCACAACAGCACAGATCATATCCTAATCTTTACAACATATCATTCATTACATAAGATACAAGAGTCACTAGAGATTGAAGTTGATACTATCTATTTTGATGAGGCACATAATTCAGTTCAGAAAAACTTTTTCCCTGCTACTGAACACTTCTCTCATCTTGCTAAAAGATGTTACTTCTTCACTGCTACACCAAAGCATAGTCGTTCGCCTGTCAAGGCGGGTATGAACTGGCCAGAGTATGGTCAAGTGATATGTCA